GTTTAATGCGGAGTCAACGCATTTTAAAAAGACATTCGCGCCATAGTATCTAGCGCGGGAATAGCGAACACGGCAACGGCGACTCCCTTCGTTACGTTCTGAATCATCACTTTGCCGCCGCGTATAATTAGCGCCATCACGTCGCCAGCGTCGGCGTGGTTTTTTAAACCGTTAAACCAGATTCGTTTATCGCCGCGTGTCTTCGCCCTGTACGCGGAAATCGTCGTTTCGGTTCCGTCGCTATAAACGCCTTCCAGCGTTACCTTGTCGCCGGGGTTTAATTCGGCGTAATCAATCACGCCTTCGCGCTTCAACAGATCGCGGATTGCGGCGTTACAATCCTGTATATTCTTGTTTAGAATTGTTCCCGTTACATGGAACAAAGCAGCATCACCAAGCGCGTCGGCTTTGACCTGCTCAATCTTGGTTAGTTTTCGCATCGTTCGACTCCTTTATATAATCAACCTCACCTTGTGACTTGCATGTTTTGCACTGGCTGACCTGACGCAGAACGCGCAGTTTCTTGATCAAGTAACCGTTGCCGTGGCAGTCCGGGCAGATCATTTTTTGTCCTCCAGCCAGAAAGCCAGCTTCTCTATCGCGCCTTGTAGCCAATCCGTGAACCAATCCATTACGCTGCCTCCGCGACGCGAATCATCTCGGTTATCTCAGCAAGGTCGGCTGTTGTGCTGCCTACAATTTCGACCTCAACGTCAGGATCACAACGATACTCGTCGCTGATACCTTGGCAAATGGTGGTGGCCTTGCGCTCTGCGTCGGCCTCGTTGTCGGCGATAACTAGTTCGGAAAAGTCCGGTCGGCCATTCGAAAACGCGGTTTTAAACATAAAAAATTGCATCTTTCTGACTCCTGTGATTGTGTAGGACTTATCCTATACAGCTATTCAACAGGGCTGGTCAACCGGAAAAATTCCTGCCAGTCATACGGCTCTTGAAATACTGCCAAAGGCGATACGGCTGCAACGCCGTCCATGCGAAGAGCAACAGCATCGGAGCCAGCAAAAACACTAATATCCAAGCTGCTGTCGCGCACAACAATAAAACAAGGCCCATTGGAATGCCGACTAAGCCAAGCACACTGGTGTGGGGATAGACTGATTTTATTAACTCGTCCCTTTGTGACTTTAAGTTCGAGAAAGCTAAAGACACCGCCTTCCGAACATAATAAGACATCGGGTACGCCGGGGATGGCCCAGCTTTCAAGGCGCGTGGTCTCAATCGTCCGTTCGCTTCTTTTTAGACCTTGGCTTATTATTTGCCACAGGCCGCTTTCGCGGTTTTTTAGCGCCTTCCTCGGCATCTGGTTCTTCGACTTCTTCGGGCGTGATGTCGATGATTGGTTCAAAAGATCCTCTAATTCTTTCGAGTTCACGTTCCACATCCTCTCTGCTCATTTGATCAATAGAGCCGGTCCTTATCTCTGATTTGCTCACGTATATGTCACCCTGGGCCTGCCCTCGACGGTACTCGGCCTGAACTGCCGCGCTATATGCTCCGTTCTCCAGAGCAATATCTCGAATCTTCTGGAGATCACGGACGTGCTTTTTGTACCCGACGGCATACATCTCGTCTAACTCATCGCGGTATCTGCTGATTTCTGCCACAACGTGGGGGCAGATGTTCTGGCTCGTCAGTTCGTATGCTCTAGTATGAGCAGACGCAGCGGGGTATCCAGCGCGGATAGCCGCTTCACGCATCGTGATGAGACCGTCGTTGCTGACTAGCTCTTTCACGAACTTCTCCTGCCGCCGCGTTAGCTTCCGGTTTGGTCCTCTTGTGGCGACGTTTTTAGCTGTCCCACCACTGTCTGGACCCGGTACATTAGAATTAGGCATAAACGCACTCCAAAAGGTCTTTTATCGTTTAGTTTCAACGCTGTCCCGCCACTGTCCCACCGTTTCACTTTAAGAAAACCTTGTAAAGTGATATGGGATTAGACCCGGTCAGTTAATGCTAGGTATTTTACCAGTGAAAACACCGAAAAGCACTCTCTTTAACTGAGACTCTGTCCCGCGAGCAAGATTGCGTGACTCAAGAGGTGGGACACCCTCACATACAAAAAACCCTTATATAAGATATGGTTAGTAGACTGTCCCACCTGTCCCACCAATCCCGCCTAAAAACTCGGGACTTTATTTTTTTCTAATTTGTAAATTTACTACTATAGTGGGACGGCGGGACACTGCGGGACGGTAGACTTCTCAGCGGTGCTGCAATGCCGTCGCAAACCTGCACCTTTTGTATGCTCCATCCTACCGTCCCTAACGGGCGCAGTACCCGGCCCCTTCGTGGCTCGACCTTTGTTCGTGGGCCGTGAAGCCTGCTTCGTTCATAGAGGTTGGTCCCCTACTATCCGGTCACTACCCGGAACGTTAATTGAAACCCATGCCGTCTGGGTTGCCGTAATTATTAAGCCAATTCAGTAGCCCGGTTTTTGTCGTCGGGATATCAAAGGCTCGAATTGAGAAACAATCCGCGCCCCCTTCTTCCAGTCGTCGTTTTTCACGTTCTGCTTCTGCACGGTTCGTAAACCAAAAGCATTCGGTATTGCCGCTTTCGTAGGGCAGTGTTTGCAGTTGATAAAATCGCATCGCCTTCTCCTTTTGTTGGTTACTTGTAAGCTGTTTAGAAGAACCGTGGGCCGTGGTTAATGACCCTTACTTACTTATCGTTGGGTAATGTTCCTTTGCGAACTCCACCATTTCTTCCATCCGTTCCAGCACCTCATCAATGCCGTCGCAGCCGTGGCAGTCGCATAGAGGGTGATCTATTTCGGACGCCAGCGTTTCTAGTTCACTGCTCATTCCAGCCCAGTACTGAGTATAGCCGAAATCCCGATGCTCGACCTCGTGGAAAAGGCCGTACTCCGGGTACTGCCGGATCATTTTCTTGATCTGGTAGTAGGCCGGGTTGGACTTTGACTTAGGCTTCGACACATCGATGTCCGGCTTGGTCACGTTGTCCGAGGTCAGTTCGTAGACTTCAGCAACACGCGCCCTCCGTTTAACCCGCTTGTCTTTGATCGACACGATCTCTCGTATACGACCGCAGGTATATCGGCGACCGCTGACAAGTTGCCAGTGCCACCCTGCCACAATCAAGAAAAACCGTCCTGGGGTCCGATCTTTCTTAGACATCTTCAGCCACCCGGCTAGGGTAGGTCCGGTCTTCCGATTAAAGCGGACACCGGGATTTTCCCATCGGCTAGCCTGAATGTTGCAGGCTCGAAGAGCATCCAGAACCTCGTAAGTGTAAGATCCCCGGATTACTTTGCGACCGTTCTGCTTCCGGATCAGCCGTGCAGCTTCTCCGGTAGTCAGGTTGGTCAGTGCCGATATCACGGACGGGCCGCAATATCGGTTCTTGTCTTTGCCATCAGTGATGGCCTTTAGTTGAATTTTTGCCATGGTTGACTCCTTTGCAAAAAGGCCCACGGCTCATCCAAACAGCTTTCGTATTCACAATGTCAAACAGCGGCGGTGCGTTCGCACTTCTTACTTCTTGATACCACCATATCAGATTTATCCCATAAGATCAAGCACTAAAAGTGCGACAAGGTGTCGCACCTAAAAGAACGAATCAGGAACTGGTGCGGAGGCTTCTAGTGAGGGTGCCCCCGCCAACCCGCCAGCGTCTTAGTTTTCAGTCGTCTGCTGGCCTGACCGCGTTTGGACTCGCTCGACTATCACTCGCCTGCCTCTTCTTCCATCCGCTCATCGGGTCCGATTAGCTCGGAACCTGATCCGGTCGTCTCCCGGTCGCACGTAGCGCAGTAATAAACGGGCCTCCAGTTCATCTCGTAGAGGAACTCATCAAGACCGCCGCATTCAATGCATCGCCTATCTCTGTGCATAGAAGATATGTTCCCCGATTTGCTGGCGTTTTTGGAGGTGCGTGGACCATGAGGGCTGAACCCAGACGGCGTGATAGTGTGTCGCGTCCTCCAACCCGGCTACCTCGACCTCTGTGGTCGTGAGAAGTGTAGCCAGATCTTGGGCCGTGGTCCATGCCTCTTTCTCCGCTGGCCGCTCTGGTTTGCCATCGCAGTAGTAGCTGAACTGGCACTTATGCCTGACCGGGTTGCCGTTGCGATACTTGCCCTGCCTGACGACGCCGCAGATGTCCATAGGATACCTGGGATCATCGACGCGGTTCTGTATGACGACGCCGACGGCCATCATGCCGCGCCAGCCTTGGTCCCTTGCCTCGAAGTACATCGCCTCGGCTAGGCACATTTTGCCTTTGTCGTCACCGTCGGAAAGTCCCCCACTGGCTAGGGCGGGTATTGGCACTATTAGTCCTATGAGCAGAGCCACGAGGAGCGCTGCCATTGCGAGGCATATTCGGATTGCCCATTTCATTGGACGTTTTGAGATAGGTGTTTGTTCATCTTCTTCCGAGTAAAAATCTTCATCTGTTAACATGAACTTTTTTTGAATTGGTTTCATTGCGGAATCTTTTTCATGCGTGCTCGAAGGTCTTTGGCCTCTCGGACTTCTTCTAAAGCTTTTTCGGCAATCTCTCGTATAGACGAGCGGTAATCGTCCAAGTCCATGTTGTTTGATGTGTCCTTCGTTTGTATGCTGATAAAGGCGTCCTCGGCTATCAGCGAAGCTGTTATCAGACCCTGTATCCAAGTCTGGGTTATCACACGTTCTCTCTCTTTCCTTTCCTTATTCATTGGACCGGCCACACGTAGTCGAGGTTGTCGGCCTCGGTCCAGCCGAACTTGCCGTAGAACTCTGGGTCTTTCTTCAGGAGGTTGGAGCGATGGCTGGCGTGGATGTCGTCGCGGCCCATCCATTTGGGCATCACGATGGGACCATACGACGCCTCCTTCTGCATCGTATTCTTATAGCCGCGCCGGACCCACTCTTCGATGCAGAGGTCTTTGTAGAACGACAGGGCCGTCTCGTAG